AGTAAATAAATAAAAAAATAAAAAAAAAAAAAAAAAATAAAAAAAAAATAAAAAAATTGGGGAAACCCTTTTTTATTAAAACTTTTATATGATACATAAATTTTTAGTAAATAAAAAATTGATAAGGATTAAAAAAAAATTGAAATGAAATTTACACTATATAATTAAAGTAAAATAACAACTAAAATAACTAAGAAATGTCAAGCGTAATCGTTGCGTTCTTTAATAAAACCGGAATTAACTATCCGTACTATAATCATACAGTAGAAAAGTTTCATCAAGGTATGAAAGGTTGTAAACATTTAGCTCCACCAGAAGATTTTGATGAGGCTATTGAAACCTTAAAAAATATTGAACGGGCTCTTTATAAACACACAGATAAATATGGTGTGATGGTCGAATCCAGTTATGAAAAAGCAAGTAAAGAATTAAATTATGAGGATAGTACTATGATGATAATGACTTGGATAAGTCTTATTTATCATTATGAAAAAAATGGGATGTTAGATTGTAATAATGATGCGAATGGGATTGTAATTAAAACTTGCGAAAATAAAAATTTATTTAAAGCGTTTGAATATCATTTTCTCGAAGAACATCATAGTTTAAAGGTGTGTGGAATATGTAAAGTAAAAGGTGCTTTTAAATGTCCTCGTTGTAAACAAAATTATTGCTGTAAAGACCATCAAGTACAAGATTGGAAAAGTCATAAAAAAGTTTGTAGTCCAAAAAGAGAATATGTTGAATATAATTAAAAAGAATATAAATAAATAAAATATAGAAATGACTTTCGAAGATGAACTTGAAGTTTTAAAACAAATAAAAAAAAAACAAACACAAGAATATAATAAGAAATATAGAAAAATTTATCAAGAGCAATTGAATAAAAAATATTACTGCTGTTGTGGTGGAACATATACATATACTAATAAAGTAAAACATAAGAACTCACAGAAACACACCAAATATAATAAATTAAAAATAGAAAATAAAAATGTTTAGTTAATTAAATGTCTATAAATGATTATGATACACTATTAGAATTTATTAATAATGAATTAAAACCAAAAGAAAAAGAAAAATTACAAAATGGCGAGGTATTTACTCCATTATGGTTGGTTAATGAAATGTTAGATAAATTAGACGAAACATATACAGAGTGATAAATTTAAGATGATACTTAAAAGTTGTTCGTATTCATTATTTAGAGTAGATTGGATGATTTTTAAAGAATTTAAAAAAGATTTTTATATGGATTTTATTTAAGTATTTAAAAAAAAATAACCACTTAAAAAAAATATTCCAGATTATTCCAGAATGGGTATTAAGATAAATTATGAAACAACTCCAATCCACTTTTATAGATTTTTTTATTTATGCGGTCCATCAGATTATAATTATGTCGGTTCTACAACAAATATGACGAGAAGACGCAATGAACATAAATCAAGATGTTATGATAAAAAATGTAAACAATATGATGTAAAATTATATCAAGTAATTAGAGATACAGGATGGTCTAACTGGAGTATGATTGAATTAGCAACTGTTATGTGTGAAAGCAAAACTGAAAGACTACAAATTGAGCAAGAATATTTAAACTTGCTTAATTGTAAAAATTGTAATACTAATAGAGCGTATAACTCGCCTGAATATAATATTAATTGGATGAAGGAGTATCAGAAGCAGTGGTATATTGATAATAGAGTAGAAATTAATTTTAAACGCCGTCAACGGAGATTATTAAAGGTTTCTTCTTCGAAACTCGAGACTTCTTTACATCTGGTTCAAGAGGAGCCGGTTCAAGAGGAGCCGGTTCAAGAGGAGCCTCTAAAACAGGTTGCTCAACAATAGATGGTTTAAATATATACGATTCTAATTTTTTTAATTCAATATATACCTTATCAAATTGGTCTGATACCATTTTAGAGGTTATTTCTTCAGGTTCTTTTTTCTCTTTTGGTTCTTTTGGAGTTCTTGGTTTTCTAACTTTTTTGTCAACAACTTTGTCTAAACAATCCATTATAACTTATATTAATACATTAATATAAATTATTTTAACGAATATATATATGATGACAGACAAAGTCTTAATATCCTCCTCTTTAAGGAGGATGAGTAATCCAGAAATTGTCTATAGAAATGCCCAGAGGTACTATGGTAGAAATGTAATAATAAGATTTTCAACTAATCCTAAAAAGAAATATATGATATACAACCCATTTAAAAATCTTTGGATACACTTTGGTCAAAATGGATATGAAGATTATACATATCATCAAGACAAAAGGAGGCAACAGAATTATTTAAAACGAAGTATGAATATAAAAGGGAAATGGAGATTAGACCCCTATTCACCTAATAATTTATCACGAAATCTTTTATGGACATAATTTTTTTTTTAATATCTTCTATAATAATCAGGTTCATCAAATCCTGAATCAGAACTATCACTATCAGAACAAGATTCACTTTCACTTGAAGAATAATAAACTGGTCTAGCAGGTCGTCTTGGCACTTGAGGTTTTTTTAGTGCTGGTAGTCTTCTTGGTGGTTCATAATATTCTTCAGGTTCATCGTAAAATTTACTTCTTCTTGGCATTTATATAAGATAATAGATAAAAATAAATAATTCGACGAAGTCTATTTTTATTTTTAGTAGAAAAATAAATAATTTAACCAATATATCCTCGACCTTGTGTTAAAACAAATAATAATTTTACTTGTTTTATTGCCATAAATAATGAAGTAGCGTAGCAATAGACAAACCCAGTATTTTTATTATAAATTTTATATTTCTTTCTTGGGTCAATTTCAATTATCCTAAAACACATTATATAATTAGTATTTAAATTTTAATGGTACTAATCTACGATTCTTGCGTTTTCCAGAACCTTCACAACATTCATTTTCATAACTGTTTTTATGTTTAACCATACCTCCCATCATTCTACGCTGAGGTGTTCCTAAACCGAATACGTGTTTTGCGTTGTTAGCGTGGTGGATCATATTTTTATGTATACTTCTTAATCGTCCCATTAAATGAATATTCTTTGGCATTATACTATATCATAATATTATTTCTTCATCGAATAATTTTTTTATTGGAGTTATTTCTTTATAAGGTTTTGGTATGCTAAATTTTCCTAACTTCACGACAAGTTGAATCATTATGTTAATATCATTACATTTAATTAAATTAAAATTCTGGTCGTAAAGAGATAATGTTAAAGATGGATGATTACCTGATGAAATAGATATATATTTTTCATAAGCAGGACTATATAAAATATTTGAACCGAATCCAGTATTTTGTAAACTAAATGAATCTAAAATATTCGATGGAGTCGTACATTGATTACTCACTATATCACAAGTTAATACTAAACTATTTACTGGATTTATATTTGGGATTGTATTACCTAATTGTGAATAACTAACTGTTTGTAATGTTGATGGATATGTTCCTATCGTATAACCAATTAAATTACCGAATGGAGTTGATGTTATTTGAATTCTTGGTGTATAAGCAACAGATGTATATCCATAATTAGTTGAGTTATTATAATTAAATCCTGCTGATGGAGCAGTATAACCAGTTGGTAATGATGAAGGTAAAGGACTAAATAGAAATTGATTTGTATAATAAGTAGCGTTTGATACTAATTTAATATAATATAAATTCATACCTGTTGAAGCATTCGTAAAGTATTGATTTTGTGAAATGAAATATTGTTCTAAATAATTATTAATATCATCCACTGTATAATTTCCATCAGGTAAAACAACAGTATATGTTCTTGCTACACCAGCACCATAATACCAGATATAACTAAATGTTGCGTTTCCATAAACGGATTGTGAAATATTAAACCACGAATATGGTAAAGTAATAGCACTAACTGATATACTACTATTGTCTGGGACATTAAATCCTCCATTAATGAAGTTATATTTATATTGAGAATTGTAGTTGCCAACAACATTCGTTGAATTTAATATTAATGTAAATTTTTGTTCCATTATATATATTATTTGTTTTATTATTTGTTTTTTATTCTAAAAACAAAAATAGGACTGCGTCGTATTATTTTGGTGTTCTAATAATTAATGAAATTAAAACATTTTGGTCTGTCATATTTAATGGAGCAAATGATTGGTCGACAAATTGAATCGTCATACTAGAATATGTACCATCACGAATTTTCATAGCATTATTAGATATAGGTAAATATGTTATATTACTTCCATATGGTACATTGATTGGAAAACTATCCAATATCGTAGAAGGCATACAAAGATTATTATCGACTAAATTACAAAGAACAACCACACTATTAACTTGAGTTGCTAATACTGGAAATGGCGGATTTGCTGATAATGAATTACCATTAACTGTTTGTTGAACTGTTGCTGCTGGAATTGCTGTATTTAATGATGGATAATTACCTGCGGTGAATCCTAATAAATTTCCAATAGTTGTTGTAGTTGCGGTCGTTGTTGGTATTGTAATAAATCCACAAAAAGTTCCTACTGTCGGATACGCATTAACCCAAGTCTTTTGTGATTCGTATCCCTGTGCTCGTAAAAATCCAGTACCTAATTTATTCTGAGTATCTGATGCGACTGGTATTGTTATACTATAAATTGAAGATGTATATAATGTTTTATTTTCTAAAATACTTATAGGATAAATAATTGCTGGTTCTATTTCTGAACCTTGCGAACCTATCATAGGTCTAGCACTTACAGTCTGGGAGGGTGATACTGTATATTGATATTCTGATAATTGAGCGGTTACTGTTGTTCCTATTGAAACCCCAAATCCAGAAATAACCGTTCCAAGAATTAATGCGACAGAACCAGAAATACCTCCACTTAAATTTAAAGTGGTTCCACTAATACTTCCATAAAATTGAAATTGTGTTGAATAGGTACCAATATTGCTATACCAGTAATGTCCGTTCGCTTTCATCGTCGTGTGTAATGCTGTATTAATATCTGATATTGTATAAAATCCATCTTCTAAAGTAACTGTATTTGCTGTTTGAACATTAGCAGAACTTGGTAAAGAATATGTGAAAGTATTGTTCCCTAATTGAGAAGATACATTTATAAATGAATATGGGATTGTTATCTGTGATACTGATATTTCTGAACCTTCTGGAATTTTAAAATTACCGTTTTTAAAGTTATACTGAAATGTGTTTTTACTGATTTTATTAGATGAAGACAAAACTAAACTATGTGTCGGCATTATATATATCTTCTTTTTTATTTTTTATTTGGTATTCTAATTATTAATGAAATTAAAACATTCTGGTCAATCATATTTAATGGAACAAAGGATTGGTCGACAAATTGAATAGTCATATTAGCATATGAACCCGCTCGAATTTTCATTGCGTTATCAGATATTGGTAAATATGTTATATTACTTCCATATGTTGCGTTGATTGGAAAACTATCCAATATTGAAGAAGGCATACTAATATTATTATCAACTAAATTACATAGAACAACAATTCCGTTAACTTGAGTTGCTAATATTGGAAAAGGAGGACTTGCTGATAATGAATTACCATTAATGGTTTGTTGAATTGTTGCGGCTGGTATACTTGAGTTTGTTGATGGATAATTACCTGCTGTAAATCCTAATAAATTTCCAATAGTTGTAGTAGTAGCAGTTGTTGTTGGTATTGTAATAAATCCACAAAAGGTTCCAAGTGTTGTATATCCATTAGTCCAATTTTTTTGAGAATCATTACCTGCCGCTCGTAAAAATCCAGAACCTAATTTATTTTGAGTATCGGTTGCGACTGGTATTGTTATACTGTAAATTGACGCTGTATATAAAGATTGATTTAATAAAATACTTATAGGGTAAATAATAGAGGGTTCTATTTCTGAACCTTGTGAACCTATCATAGGGGTTGATACCGTAATAGTATATGAGTTTGATATTACATAAACATATTCGCTTGTTTGTGAAACGACCGTTGTTCCTAACGCAATACCATATCCTGAAATAGTCGTTCCAATAATTAACTGAACCGCAGCAGAAGAGGTTGAACTTACCGTTAAATTAGTCCCACTGACTGTCGCCACAAATTGAAACTGAGTTGAATATGGTCCAATATTACTATACCAATAATGACCGTTCGCCCTCATCGTTGCGTGTAATGCTGTATTAATATCTGGTATCGTATAAAACCCATCTGCTAAAGTAACTGTATTTGCTGTTTGAATATTACTTGAACTTGGTAAAGAGTATGTGAATGTGTTATTTCCTAATGCGGCTGAAACATTAATGAATGAATATGGTATTGTTACTTGTGATAAAGAAATCTCAGAACCTTCTGGAACATTTAAATTTCCGTTAATAAAGTTATACTGAAATGTATTTTTATTGATTTTGTTTGAACTGTTTAAAACTAAACTATATGCTGGCATTTATATATTATGTTTAGTTTATTTTTTTCCTATTTCTAATTCATCTTTAATTCCTAAGTCCATTTTATGCTCCTCAATGTGTTCTTCGATTGCTACATCTCGGTCTATCTGAACCCCGCAGAATTTAACAGTAGTACATTTTGATGCCCTACAAGCTGCTAAAGTTGCTAATATAATTCCACTTGCTGTCGACACAACTAAACTCATAAACACATAGTCCATAATATATGTCGATATTATTTATAATTTGTTATGATTAATTCTGATTTATACCTGTTAGAAATATGTTGAGACTGACTATACATTACTTTATGTTTTTTAATATAATAATTTTTAAAGATTTGTCTGATAGTTGGACTATCATTATATGTTAACAAGAAATAACCTCTTATATTTTTAATAGCATTATAAACATCCATAGGGTTGACATAATCTTTATAGTCTTTTTTCTTTTCTGATTCATATGGTGGGTCTAAAAAGAAAAATGTTGTTGGACTATCATATTTATTCATAACTATTTCAAAATCAATATTTAATAATTTAGCGTTTTGTAATCTATCGTGGTAATATGTAAAGTCAGTTTTATTAATTTTTCCTTCTTGAGAAGGATTGAATGATGTTCCTCTAGCAAAAAATGAACTTTTTAATCGTTCTAAAATATGTAATGGATTGACGCTATGTTTAATTTTATTAAAATAGTCCTTAGTCATATTTCTATGATAAATATTATTTATATTTTTAGACTGAACTAATTTAAAAACCTTATAAATATCATCATCTAAATCATTTAATATTTCATACTTGTCGACAAATGGTTTACGAAAAAATACAATACCCGAACCAAGAAAAGGTTCAACATAAGTTGTATAATTTTTTGGAAACATAGATATTATTAAATCAGCAGATTTGGTTTTTCCACCCATTCTTCCTATGAATGATATATATTTTGGTTCCATATATACTTAATTGAGATTATTATTAATACGATGTTATTTCAACATTTCTATAATAGATTTTACAATAATCGCCCCTATTACGAGTAACCGCTCCAACCATTATAGGTGCCAATGTACTATTATAATAATTTATAGTAATAGTTCCACCTGGTGGCGCTCCGTCCCACATTATGATGCCATATTCAGGATAAATTAAGAAAAACTCATCGTCATTTACGAAATTTAAATTAACATACTCACCAACACCCAACCCTCCACCGTTTGCGACATTAAAACTATTTAAGTTACCTGTAGCAGTTTGAGTAAAAAAATTATTAAAATTAGGTATAGAACAGTATATTGGATAAGTCGCATATACTCCAGAACTTCCGTTATACATATACACACCACAATCTCTAACAGTTAAGTAAGATTGATATGTTGAAAGTGCTTCTGTAAGTACGGTTTCTTTCGTTATAATACCTGTTGATAGCATTTTAATATTATTACAATTCAGTATATTAGTATATGATGTTCCGTATGAATATGGAGATGCTGTATGACAATATAATTTAGCACCTGGATTAGATGTTGCCGAGCTGCTTAATGAGGTTACCGTACATCCTCCTCCAGTTAGAAGTCCACTTAAACCTGTATAAGGAATATTACACTCTACATTAAATATGGTTGAACCAGCAGTTAATGGGTATGTTACAACTGATGTATACACGAGGTCTAATGATACATAAAAATCATAAGTATCTGTACTACCACTTGTATCTGGTGTCAATATAAAAGTTGTATAAACATATGTCATATACAGAATAAAATTAAAAAGTTGTGTTCCGGTAGTATCTCCCTGATGAGTAAAATCAAATGATGTGTTATTTTCTGCGGGTGTCATAGGTTGAGTAGAAAAAAGCGAACTGTTTTTATAAACAACTAAATTAATATTTGATATTGATAAATTAAACGTATAGTATGTTAATGTAGTTCCTGAACGAGTTGGAGTTCCACCTGTAGTACATCGTAACGATAATGGAGATTGAAGTTCTATATTTGCTCCAAGACCACTATTAATATCCATAGAATAAAATTTTAGACCTAATAGATTATTGCTTGTATTAACAGTCAAATAAGGAACTACTAAAGTTCCGATGAGTTCATTACCGCCTGGATATGTTTTTGAAATTATACCGTCTAAATAGTTGTTATTATCTGTTTGAAAATTTTGACCGTAAATATTTTTAGAGACCTTGATACCTCCGTTACTAATAATAGACCCAAGCGTTGGAGTATCAATACTAGAATCTTGTGTTGAAAGAGATACTAAAGATTTACAAGTTGTATCACCGTTTAAATTAATAGTTTCATTTGTAGTTGCGATACTTACATTATTATTTCCAGTTGCTATTGAATTATTTCCGATAGCAATACTTGAATTTCCTGTCGAGGAACTGTTTGTTCCAATACAAATAGAATTTTGTCCTTGATTATTTAGTCCTGCTTGATATCCAATAGCAACTGAATTTGGTCCTTGATTATTTCGTCCTGCTTGATTTCCAATAGAAACTGAATTTATTCCTTGAATAAGACCTGCTTGATATCCAATAGCAACTGAACCTGTTCCTTGTGCTTGTTGTCCCGCTTGATGACCTATAGCAACTGCGTAAGCGTCTTGTGTGTTATATCCTGCGTATGTCCCAATAGCAATTGAACCAGTTCCTTGATTTGTAAATCCAGCATAATAACCGATAGCAGTACAGTAATTTCCTTGTTGCGTATATCCTGCTTGTAATCCAATCGCTGTTGAGTAGTTTCCTTGATAATAACTTCCTGCGTAATTTCCAATCGCAATCGATGATGTTCCTTGATTATCTTGTGCGGCATTTCCACCAAAAGCAACTGAATATGCTCCTTGATAATTTTTACCTGCTAAGGCACCAAAAGCGGAAGAACTAATTCCTTGATTTAAATTTCCTGCTTGATAACCAAGAGCGACTGTTGATAAACCTTGTGCGGTCGTTCCTGCTAAATAACCTAAAGCAACCTTTGTTCCTGTTACTTTAAGATTACCTGAGTAGTCGCCACTATTCGATATAGAAGTTGCCGAAATTAAGGGTCCGGTGATTGTATTTGTTGAATTCAAACCTCCGCAATTTATGTTTCCAACTGATTGTATAGCAGTTCCATAAATATTATTTCCAGTATACGATCCAGAGTTCGATATACTAGAACAACTAACTAGTGGTCCAGTAATGGACCCTGTTGAATTTAATCCTCCAGTATTTGTTATTCCAGAGTTATTTATTGTTGTTGAGTTTAATATTGGTAAAGTTGTATTTCCATTTAAATTAATTGTTTCGTTTACGGTTCCTATTGAAATATTATGACTACCAATCGCTACGGAGTTAGTTCCGAGTGCTACTGAATAATCTCCTGTTGCCTCGCTATCGTGACCAATACAAATTGAAAAATCTCCTTGATTAGTTTGTCCTGCTCTTGAACCAATAGCAATCGCAAAATCGGATTGTCTGGTGTATCCTGCTAAATTTCCAATTGCGACAGATTCAAACCCTTGTCCTGTATATGCTGCCTGGAGTCCAATCGCAACAGATGAATTATTTTGTTGGGCGTATCCTGCTTGATAACCAATTGCGATAGAAGAATAACTTTGTGTAAAATGACCTGCGTCCACACCAATAGCAATAGAATTGATATTTTGTAATGTATATCCTGCTTGGTATCCAATCGCAATAGAAGAGTCACCTTGACCGTTAATTGCTGATTGATTTCCGATCGCAATAGCATTTAGACCGTGAGTTGCTGAATTGATGTTTAATAATCCTCCTCCATAACTTCCACTATTATTTATAGAAGTTGCCGAAATTAAGGGTCCAGTAATAGACCCGGTTGATGTTAATCCTCCTGAAAATAATGAATTAATAAAAGATGTAGAACTAGCATTACTGGTATGGTTTCCAACAATTCTCTTTAGGTATCTTTCATCTCCTACAGTTAAACTGATACCGTTAGGTTGAGTATAAAATTGACTATTATAAGCGATGTTTGTAAAATATTCTGTGGGTATTGGTTCATCCATTAATATCTCAATATATATAAATGTCGAGAGTTAAATTTAATGATTATGAAGAATATGAAGAATATGAACAACCAAAATCTATTTTAAAATCCTCTGAAAGAGGATATACTATGGCTCCGCCAGTCGTAAAGAAACCCGTCATAAAACCATCAAAAAAATCGTCAGATATTATTCCAGATTATACTAAATTAGCAGTAAAGGAAGGCGAAGGTTGTTGTCTTAAATGCGATGAGAATTTTCACAATCATTATATTAAACCTTGTCAAACGATAGGAGTTATTGGGCCTACAGGTTCTGGTAAATCTAACTGGGTTGTTGATTTTATTAATCGAAAAAATAATGTATTTTATGAAATCATATATTTTACAGGTTCTACTGCTGATGAAGCACTATTGAATTTATTAAAAAAACATATAGAAGGTATTGAAATTATTGATGATGTCGACAACTTGCCTATTTTAACAGATTATAATGACTCAGATAAATCAAATGAAAAATTAATAATATTCGATGATGTGATTAACTTAACATCTAAACAGTTAAAAGAAATACAAAAGTTCTTTAACTCAGGAAGAAAATATGGATTTACAATGTTATTTTTAGCACAAAATTATACTAATATACCAACACAAATTCGTAGAAATTTAATGATGTTAGTGTTATTTAGAATGAATGATAATACAACCATATCTAATATATTGAGAAACCACTCATCAGGCGAAGAAAAAGAAATAATTAAAAGGTCGTATTTCAATTCTACTGCTTCTAAAGGTCAGTGTTTTATTATTGATTTCGGTGCTGAACCAGATAGAAAATATAGGTCTAATTTTACTACATTTTTATCTCTATAAATTGTATAATGGTAGTATCCTTTTCTCCGAAAAGATTAAGTAAAAAAAATGGGTTAACTTCATTACAGATAAATGAAATACTTAAAGATTTAAAAAACTTCGCTGGATGCCATAGTAAAGATAGATTACCTCCTGTAAAACAAAATTACTGGTATATAGTTAATATGGAAGATTCTGTCGACAAAAATGGAATACCTCTACCTGGTACCCATTGGGTTTCATTTATAACAAAAAATAATATATTATATTACTTCGACCCGTTTGGAATTATTTGTCCTGTAGAAATTTTAAAGGTCGATCCTAATGATACAGTTGTATATAACACAGAACAATTACAAAATGAAGAATCGACCTGTTGTGGATTTTTTAGTATCGCATTAATTTTATCTAATAAAAGTGATATTAAAAATGATTTTCAAAAATTTATAAGGAATTTTAGTAACAACACATCAAGAAATGATATGGTTTTAAAATTAATGTTGTATGGACTACTAGATAGGAGTTGCGGTATTAAAATCGGTTAAGTTCCGCCTTCAGCGGGACGAACAATTCTGATGTTTTTTTGTTTTTATATGTTGTATTATATTATTTCGTATATATGAACCTTTACAAATTAAACAACAATATTTTTCTTTTATTTTATTTTTATTTTGTTCGCGATATTCTTTTTTATTTTTAAGTATAATATCTCTATTTAATAGTTTATATTTTTTATTATATTCTTTTTTTAGTTAATCCTGTGGGTGCTGATGTATCATTTAACTCTGATTTCAAATTATTAATATAAGATTGTTCTATTTTATACGCGTCATACTTTTCAATACATTCTATAGTCTCTAATATATTAAATTTCCAATTAAACCATCCACCATTATCACGAATAAATTTATAAACTTTTAAATGATAATATTTTGACTTTGAATTCGTACATTTAGTTTTATGGTCTATTTTTCTATCTTTAAAATCAATCGTACTACCAACATATGATTCTTTAATAGATTCATCTTTACAAACAATCTGATATATTGTATATATTTTCATTTTAATTCTAATGATAATATATTTAAAAATTCATTTCATTTTTTTTTTTTTAAAATAATCCTTTAGGATTCAATTTTATTTCTGCAGAAAATTATCCCCTTGGATATGATAATCCAGAATGTCGAGTCATTCCTCTACCACTTCGTCGACGAGTTCCTCTGCTTCGACGAGTTCCTCTGCTTCGACGAGAACCACCAAACACTGATTTAATTTTCTTAAATGACCTATTCATTCTTGATTTCAAACCTCTACCTCTTCTTGAACGACTCATCCCATATCCAGCGGGCATCAACGCCGAACCGAATAAAGCACCACCACATCTACGAGACATACGCTTACGAGACATTCGTTTATGACGCGTATATTTTAACATATGTCTCATTGATTTGCGTTTGCGTCCCATACCAGCAACACGTTGATTTGCCATCATAGCACCTTTATCTATTAGTTGACTTGCCATTGAATTATCGCCTACATAACTTTTTGCTTTATCTGCTAACATTGATACCGCTTTAGAACCGTATTTTTTAATACCTTTCTTTGCTAAATCACCAAAAAACCCACGTCCGGAGCGAGAACGAGTATATCGTCTTCCTTTTCCAGCAATTTTGCTTAATGCCATATCAACGAGTTCAGGACCATATCTATTTACAATAGGACCTAAAAATTTTGCGACTGGTCTAAATGTATTTCGAGTTCTTCTTGCTAATCTATGAGCGTATGTCGACCCTCCATATTTACGAGAATATCTTTTCATTATATATTATAATAAGATTATATTTTTTTCTACTAAATAGGTATTTTATATCATTACTATCCTATTTGATAAAAGATAAACCGGTTTTTAACCGATTTGTTTTAAATGAGATTGAACTTGTTTCATTGATATTACTTTTAAATGATGAAGTTTAAATAGTATTTTTCGAATTTCGTGATAAATTTGTGGATTATTGTTACCAATTTCAATTTCACTTTCTAATAGGTTTAATCTCTTTTTTAATGTTGATATTGTACTGTCGTGAGTATTATAAATTTTCTTTTTTAAACCTGATAAAGCAATTAATACATCATATAACTCCTTTTCGTGAGAACTTAATCTAGACAAATCGCTAAATGATGGTGAACTTTTATGAACCATATTAATTATAATATTCGAAAAAGTATCTGATACTTTAACAGTTGGAAACCCATAAATAGCACATTTTCGATGGTCTTTAATTACGAGTTGATTATGATGATGTAGTTTTCTTAATTCTAATAATACAGAACCAAATCTAACAAATTTTGGAAAATCATCAGCGTTTACACCAAGACCAGATCCTTCAGTATCTTGAAAAACATCAGGTTCTTCGTTTTTTCGTTTTCCTAATAATACTGCCTCTGCTTTGGTAGGAGTTTCTAAAAATACTCGTTTAACAGGTGTCATCGCATTAATACTAATATCTAATGAGTTGATTCCATCTTTATTTAGTTTTTCAATAATATTCTTTTCACCTTGTGCGAATTTTTTATCAAGTTCGCTTGTTGTTATACCTAAAACAGTACAAATATGTTCTTTAGCAGATATTCTTTCAGCAGTCGCATTTTTCCATTGATAGTAACCTAAACGACCTCCTACTACTTGATAAAATAATGAATCTTTACTTGGGTCTTTAGGATTACGACCTATTACAAACGCTATTTTGGGTTCATCACTAACATACGCTAAATATTGGGCGTTAGATACATCTGGTCTAAAAGAAACATTTTTTATATTTGATGACATTACTCCTGTAACTGTTGGTTGTGGTTTTTCGGAAGGAGGTGCTATTCCTTCAACATTTATACTTTCAACATTAGATGATGATGAAATAAAATCAAAAAAATCTAAAATTTCTTGAGCACTCATATTAGGAGGATTAAAACCATAAGTGTTTAAAAATTTTGTTTTGATATACGCCCAGTTATTTAATAATCGTTGTTTATTAGAAACAGAATCACTCGAAGCTGGATCAATACTATTTGCGACTTGTTCAATAACAACATCTGGTTTTATTAAATCTTTCATTCTATCCTTAAACAATTTAGATACATATTGTCTAGCATTTGATAATTCATTTTCTGGTATTGGTTGTTGAACAGTTTGGTGTAATCTTTCTACATAATCCTGTTCGGTTTCATATGGTTCTTTTGAAGTTGAAACGGCACCTTTATTAAAAACATTCAATTCTTCTTGGTACGCATTTGCTTTTGCTAAATTTCTCGATTTAACATCTGATACCTCTTTTTTAACATCATCAAATTCTTTTATTTTTATATCAAACTCTTTACTAACTTTTTTTATTTCATCAGATAATTGTTTTTCTTTATTTTGTAATTGACTTTGTTTGTCTTCTGTTTGGAATGAAACTTTTTCATATTGAGCATCATTTAGTTTTCCTTTCTCATACTGTTTTTTATATACTGTTTGTGTATTATTATTATCCTTAAATTGCTTTACAACATCATTATATTCATTTTGTAAATCTGATAATTGTTTATTACGCTCTTTTTCAATTATATCTAAAGATTGTAGATCTTCCTCGTAAGATGGATTTACTTTTTCTAAATCAGGAGGTTCACTTCCATATTGATATTTTTTATATTTAGTAGAACCATCTTCCGATTGATATTCGTAATTTTGTGGTAAATTGTCTACATAAGTCCTTAATAATTCTTGATCTGCTTCTGTAACCTTTAATGGTATCTCTGAAGGATTTGAAACTAAACCTATATTTTGATTTTGTAGAAGAAGTTCATTATCCGTCTTGGAATAATTTAGTAGTTTATTATTTATACTTGATAAATACCCTGATGGAGGTAATGATACTCGAATAAAATTAGTTGATGGTTTTCTTTGATTTTGTAGCAGTAATTTATTATCATTTTTAGATTGACGCAAATATTGCTTTGTTTGATAGTCCATATATACTTAGTGATAGAAAATAATATTCATATTTAATTTAATTCGACGATGTTTTTCTCCGAAAAATATTATCTTTTTATATATTATAAAAATGTCCGACAACTTCGAGTTTGAAAAGTCCTGTATACCTCAAGGGTCTAATCTAGAAACCCCATACGTACAGAAAAATTATCAATATATAAATGATATCAATAATTCTGCCTATACTAATACATCTCTATCTTTAGTACAATTTGACCTTACATCCATCTACAACTCTACCAAACTCACAAATCCTTCTGAGTGTTATTTAGCACTTCCAATAACAATGGTATCTGTTTATACTACAGGAACAGGAGGTACTCTTGGTACTCCTGCCGCAGGAGCGGTTTATTCAACTGTTATGAAACCCGGTTACTGGAATCTTATTCAAGGATGTGATGTTCAATGGTCCGGGAAACAACTCGAACAGTATCAACCTAACATCAACGCTTACATTAGTTATAAAATGTTATCAGATATGTCAGTTACTGACCTTAAGCAACTTGGACCTACTCTTGGTTTAGGAAGTCAGTTAGATAATTTTCAATCAGCAAGGTTTAGTGGTTCTGGTACTTCTACTTTTACAGGAACTTATCCTACTAATCCAGTTATTACTGGTGGTGTTGGTGGTAATGGTATTTCAAATAACGCACCATTTAATTTATCTAATAACGCAAATGCTGGAGAGCAATCCGCATTTGGAGCGGAATATATTGGAGCGTATAACAACGGATTATATTCAAGAGCGTCTCGAATTATTGATACTTCAGCGGCAAATAATCAATTGATGATTGGACCATCATCAGCAACATCAACCACTGCTATTACAAATGTTACTAATTTAGTAAAAGAGTTCAGACCATATTATACGATATTAAACACAAATTATATGGTTTGGTATGATATTGCTATTATTAGATTATGTGATTTGTTTGATAGTTTCAAAAACCTACCTCTTACTAAGCGTATGGATGCTACATTAAGAATTTATGTTAATACTGGAACGGTAGCATCTGCCTGTTCTGGTACTAGTGGAGCAATGATAACATCTGGTAGTAGTATTAGTTTTACAAATACTTGTCCACTTATTCAGTCCGCTTTATTAACTTTACCTTCAACAGCAAGTGGTATCGTTTCTGGTCTGTTTTTAGGTTCTTCAATTCCAGCAACATCTATTTCTTTAAATGGTGCTACTATTAATTTAGCATCAGCAACAGGAGCAAGTCATTTTATGAATAATTGCCGATTTTATTTTCCACAGATTGAGCTCAAGCCCAATAAATTAATCCCTTACTTGTCTGAAAATAGAAATAAACAAGTTACATTTACATCTGTTCTTTCTAATCAACTCAATAATATTGGTGCTGGTTCTACATTTTCACAACTAATTCAATCAGGTGTAACTAAAATTAAATCAGTTATTATTATACCATTTGTATCAGGCGCAACTCACGGTTTAACTGGTAGTACTGGTACTGGTGTATCAGCATATTCACCTTTGTTATCACCATTTAGTATTGCTCCAAATGAAACTGGACCTATTAGTTTAATAAATCTACAAGTCAGCATTGGAGGAGTCAACGTATTACAAAACGTGTTATCATACAGTTTTGAGAATTTTTTACAACAAACTCTTTTATTTAATAATATTAATGGCGCTCAAGTTGGTATTACTTGTGGTTTAATCTCACAGGATATGTGGCAAAATAATTACAGAGTATACTATGTAGATTGTAGTCGTGCTAATTTAGCAGACTTGAACTCATCGAGAAATATTAATGTTTCATTTACTAATAACTCGTTACAAAGTATTGACTGTCTTGTGTTTAGTGAGTACTACAGGGACGCAGTCATCGATGTTGAAACTGGAATAATTAATTAAATAGATACTTTTCTGCACGATTTAAATTAAAAATAGCAAATAATAATAAATAAAAGATAATACATACTTTATTTATTATATGTGACGACAAATCTTCGGCGAGATGGTAATTAATACTCTCCATAATCATATTCACCCGCCATTCTTTCAATATTTAATTGGGGGTTCCTTAGATAAAATTCTTCTTCTTCTGATAATCGACTACGCCGTCTTGAATGTGGTTTTCTTGCTCGTCTAGAAGGTCGTCTTTCTCTAGCAGGTCGTCTTTCTCTAGCAGGTCGTCTTGCTCTAGCAGGTCGATGATATGATTGTCTACATTCTGGTGTACTCATAGCACATCCGTAACTTAAATTATGTTTTCTAGCAAATTCTTTCACGTGTAAAGTCCAAGCGTTAGGTGGCATATATATTATATGTTTATTTTTATTTTTTATCTAAAAGACCTATTTTGTCGACAACAATGATATTAAAAAGTATTAAGACCATAAATAAAAATAATAATGAAACATTTACACCATAACAATACACTATAATATTAATATTAATTAAAAAATTGATTTAGAACTATGAAATAATAATATAGTAATATATAAAATGAATATCTATCAATACCCAATATTTAATACTATTGTAGGAAATAGAATTACGCTATTAAACAATGAGGGTTATACTACTATTAAAGAAGCGAAAATAGATTTTCCTAATAAATCTAATCTTGAGATTTATGAGGTCCTATTAAAAAAGTATAATAAAGAGGCGAAAAAAGAAAATGAAAGAATTATGAAAGATTACTATGTTAAAAAAGCAATTATGAATTTACAAAAAATAGAAAATAGAGTTGCTGATAGTTATTCTATTTCAAAACGAAAAGAGATGGAGCGTAAAAAGAAACAAATCGAAAAAAGGAAAAAGAAAAATATTATTAATATTAATCAACTTGAATTAACCGTTAAAAATAAACTTGCTGATAAAAAAGGAAAGTTCGAAATAGTAATAAAATCTGCTATTGCTGATATTAGTCGAACATTTAAATTTAATCATCTTGAACATTTTAAAAAGTGGATTGATAGTTTAATCGAAATGAATGAAGTCGATTCTAATGGAAATACAAATCCAACTAATACAGTTCTTTTTCGAGATAGAGATTTATTCGAAAATATTAAACTTGTTAATGTAAAATTAATTAGTGGTGGAACAGGGCGTGTTAGTAAAGCGACGGATATTACATTAAAATCAGTCTTATATAATTATAATCTTCATAATCCAATTAGTAAAAATAATAACTGTTTCTTCGCTTGTCTCAATCATATTAACAAACTCGAAACATCATATCATAATTTAAGAAAACAATTTAAATTCGTCAGTAATACCGAACTTACAATCGAACAAGCGTATACTGTTATTCAAGAATTAAATTTAGATATTCAAATTATAGATTATCAAACAACCGATGACCTTGATGAAAATATTAAATATATTGTTTATAAAGATAGTCACTTTTATGTATTAACATCATTTCAAAAAATCGACCACGAATCTAAAAGAATTCATCGAGGATTACTAACATTCGATTTTGAAACAAGAAAAACAGAAGAGTATAATATTATAAAAAGAACAGGACAAAAATTATATATCTTAAAGGATACTATATGTTGTGTCTATTATAGAGATATAAGTAGAGAACCTAAAAACTTAATACTTATAACTAATGATAATAAAAGTTCCGCAAGACAATTTATCGACTGGTTAAATATTCAATCTAAAATTGGTAAAAAATATAATATTATTGCTCACAATGGAGGTAGATTCGATTTCTATTTCTTCATTGCTTCCTTAACTGAAGAAGAGTTATTAGAATCTCAAATTCAATTAAGAGGAACAACAATTATTTCGATTAGTTATAAAGGTCATATTTTTAAAGATAGTTATTGTTTCTTGACTGATAGTTTAAAAAATTTAAGTAAATCATTTAAAATAGAAGATTCTAAAATTACATCATTTAATATTAGAGGTCTTGAATTAACAAGTGAACAACTATGTTTTTATAAACACGAATTAAAATTTAATGAATTTTTAGAATTACAACACTCAGATAAAGAATTCTGGGACTTATATGAAAAATATTGTTTATATGATTGTATTTCTCTATTTCAAATATGGGAAAAATTTAATCGATGTGTTAATGGTTTAATAGAACAAATCAATCCTTATTTATTAAAGAAGTGTCCTTTAATGTCGGCATCCACTATTGGTTCGCACAGTAAAAAGATTATTGTAGAATTAAATAAAATACAAGGTCGTGTCGCAAAAGAAAAACAAGGTATAGATTATTTTACAGGAGTTAGTTATATTAAAGAAGGACGACGATGGATTACTGTTCACGATATGGAAAAGTATAACTTTTTATGTAAATTTAAGCGTGGTGGTATATCACATTGTAATCAGATGGGAAAACATATTTCAGGTATTACTGGTGTCGATATAGCAAGTCAATATCCAGCATCATTAATTTATTCAAGAATACCAACAGGTAATAGCAGATTTGTTGAAGAGTATGATGAAGCGTATCACGGTTTCTATTTAATTAAAGATTGTATTTTCGATTCATATAAATTAAAACCAGTTGCGTTAGCAATTAAAGACCAATCCTTAAACTGGGCAACAAATGAAATGAATGAATTATATGTTGATTCTTATATGTTAAAGTATCTTATAGAAAATTATGGTCTTAAATCATTTAAAGTTGTTAGAGGTCTTATATCTAATCTTGACATAGACAGTAATGAAATATTTGGTAGATATATTAATGTGTTTTATAATGAGAAGAAAAAACAGGATGAATACAAATCGTCTGGTGACCCTTTATATAATGAAGCGTTGAGACAAACCATAAAATTATATTTAAACTCTTTAACTGGTAAATTAGTAGAAGACCCAAGTAGGCATTTTAGTTTATCATTCGACGCTGAATCCAATACGAAATTGTGTGGTAAAGGTGTTATGAAAACATATAATGATGAAAAAATTAATGACTGGATTGTTTGCGGTATTATGGTTTATAGTTATTCAAAAAGATTATTATTCGAATACATTAAGTGCCTACCTAAAAATTCAGATGATGTAATACATATTGAAACTGATGGTATTTATTTTAATACAAAATATCTTCCTGAATTTACTGAGAATTTAAATAATTATTCAGGGACATATCCTTGTAAATTCGGTGATGACCTTGGTAATCTAAAAATAGAAAAAACCACTTATAATCAGACCGCTTATTTTCTTGGTAAGAAATTTTATTGTATTACAATGAATGACGATTATAATGAAAAACCTCGTGATGATAAGGACAAAAATATTTATCGTATAAAAGGATTTCCTCAAAGAACAATTAATCTTGATGGTTCTAATAAATATTTGGTTGATGTCTCATTATATAAAGAATGTTATGAAGGTAAAGATATTACTCGCACTTTTACGACATTAAAAAAAACTTTATACGATGCTAACTTGACTATCTCAAGTTATGATATGACAAGGACCATCGTAGGAAACAAATCTCTATTTAAAGAGTATGATTAGAACGGAGAACGGAGAACGGAGAACGGAGAACGGAGAACGAGAACGGAGAACGGAGAACGAGAACGAGCAACAGAACGGAGAACCAGCAACAGAACGGAGAACATTTTATTTTTTATTTAATTCCAATATAAACAGTTTGCTATTTCATCTATAGATTCGACTACTTCTTTCATATATGCCCCGAATTGAACTATACCTTGTGAATTATTAGTTCCAGTAATAACCTGATTGAACGTTTCATCTATTTCTACCATTCCAGTTCTTTTATCGGTTGAAAACATTAAATCATCCATCATTTCGTTTAGTTGATACATTAGTTTCTTTTTCCATTTTTTATACATTGCTATATCATTATTATAGAACGCACCCCAAACATAACATCCCGCTTGTGCTAATTTTCTTGATGGTACACTACCAACATTTCTACTTAATTCGAATGTATGTTTATGTTCATTATATCTCCTTCGAATAAAATCTTTTACCGATTCACCATCTGAACTTTTTAGATTAACAACAAATTCATACCTTGACATCATTTTTTCTTTAGTTAGTTATTTTACTCTAATTATATTTTTTAATTTTCATTTTAATTTTTTTTTTTAGAAAACTATTTTTTTTTAAAAAAAAAGGTTGTTTTTTTTTTTTTCTTTTTTTTATTTTTATTTTTATTTTTTCTATTTAAGATTCGAATTCATTTCCAGTCGCTAAACTACATCTACATAATGGACACTTCGGCGTTCCACAAGCACCTACATATTCACAATCACCATATTCTTCTTCACATTCACTACACTTATTACTCGATGGTAGTTTATCCCAACATTCATAACATAAAGATTTATTACAACAATTTTTAGTTGTTGATTTTGTAATCTCGAGACATACACAACATTTATCGAAATCATATTCTATATAGTCTCCATCACCGATTATAGAACGCCACATATCTGATGTAATTTCATTACTTTTTTCAGTTTCATATAAACCTGAATATTTATTAAATTTTATTTTTTTCATAATATCATTTAATTTTTTTAATGCGGTTTCAAAATCTTCTAATAATAAAGGACTATCACCATTAAATAAATATGTTGTAAATAACCTAACTTCATCTGAATTTCCATTATTATCGAGTGAATAAACTGTATCACTATCAATATAAAATGTAATTTTAGTTCTACTAAAACTTATTTTACAGTAAACTTTTAATCCACATAATTTATTAATAGGTAGTCTTTCTTCAAAAACTGTATAATCTGTTGTAAGACTACATGCGCGGTCGAATTTATTTTTTAAAATTGTGGATTGAGTATTCATTTTTATTAGTTCTTTTAGTTATTATTTTACTCTAATTTTATAAGGTCAATTTCATTTCAATTTTTTTTTTAATCCTTATCAATTTTTTATTTACTAAAAATTTAAAGTTTTAATAAAAAAGGGTATTTCACCTTTTTTATTTTTGTAATTGATACGAATATTTAACAGCACTTTTTAGAACATACACGTCCGACTTTTTCAATTATCTTAGTCCACGGATTTTTCGCAGTACGATACAGTTTTACTCCTTTCTGTATTGGTTCGTCACAAGTAGAACATAAACGTGGTTTGGGAGGGTCTGTTTGAGTGGAGGTGTCTGTTTGAGTTGAATCACCAGTTAATACAGAACAGTCATCATCTGTATTAGAGTAATATTGAGGTTCAGCAAGTATACCTATGAAAATGTAACCAATACCTCTATAACCTAATCCGGTTCCGAGTTCAGCAATCAAAGTAGGTCTTGACAACTTTTCAAAGTCAACTACAAACCATTCTGGACACGCTTGAAAGTTACCAGTATAAAATACAGGATCTGGTCCTAACACATTTACAGAATTTAAGTAGTGTCCGTAATGAGTAAAATGTGCTAGAGATACAAGTCCCTTTTTATTTGTGTATTCAGCAATACGGGACTTAATACCTATATGAGATGAGTTTACATTTTTTACAAACGTGTATTCGTCTAATACATAGTCCCATATTTGCTGTTGAACCAGACTCTTACTATTACTGTATTTAAGTAGTAAGACCCAAGACTGTATTAGTTTAATCTGGGTTGCTTCAAGTGATTCTATGGCAGATTTCTTCATACCAACTTGTCTTGCGACTTGATATTTAAGTCCTTGTATTTGAGTATCTGGATTCATTTTATTTTAGTTAGTTCTTTTAGTTATTATTTTACCCTAATTATATAG